GTTACATTTGACTATGTTCGTACCAATGGGTCTGCAGCAAACGGATGTAAGAAATTCAACTTCATTGGTCGTTGCATCGACTCCGAGAACCGATATATCAGTCCCGCAAACATCTCTCTAGCGGTCGTAGACGGCGCTCAAGATGGTGAAGACATAGAGAGTACCTTAAGCATCAAATACAACGCTCCTAGGGCGTTTAACAGTCAAAATAGAGCGGTTACAGAGTCGGATTACGAGTATATTACCAAGAAGGTGTATCCTCAGGCAAGATCTGTTACCGCATATGGTGGTGAACGCCTGAATCCACCCGTTTACGGTAAAGTTTACATTGCGATCAGAACAAATTCTGGTGCAAACTTGAATAGTAGCACAAAAAACAGAATTAAGACAGACCTACTAAAGTATTCCATCGCATCTATTGAACCAGTCATTGTTGATCCCACAACAATGTACATTCGTCCTAAAACCTGGGCGTTCTTCGATGGAACTAGGACAAGTTTGTCTAATAATGAACTTGCATCTAAAATTCTTGCTGCTGTAGATCAGTACAATACGCAGTCTTCTTCCACAAGATTCAATGGTCGTATTGATATTTCTAAGTATCAAGCGATGATTGATAATTCCGATCCTGCAATTAGTGGCAATGTTACCCATATGACATTGGGTATGAACATTAGCGGATTCAACTTTGGTGACACATTTACTCAGTGTTTAGACTTTAACAATGAAATTTCCAATCCGAATGATCTTTCTGGAGGATCAAAGGGTTCCGATGCTGCAACAAGTGGTACCTGCACACCAAAGTATTCTACTGTGAAGAGTGGAACATTCTATTCCACGGGTTATACAGAAGGTCTTCTTGCACTACAATCATCTGCTAATGCAACGCAATTATCAACATCAGTTCTTTTGCAGAATGACACTTCCGCGTATCTTCCCGTAAATCTTCGTGATGATGGATATGGAAGATTGATTATGGTTACCAAACAAGATGAAAAAGAGGTGATTCTCAAAACCAATGTTGGTACTGTTGATTATAAGAATGGTATTGTTTGTGTTGGTCCCGTAAGTGTTGCTAGCACTCCTGATGGGACTGACCGTATTCCAGTGACGGTTCTTCCCGCATCTTCCAACATTAACGTTGGTACTGGTACCGATCCAACAATTTTCAACCCAACTGTTCAAACAATCGATTACACCATTGATGGAACCAATGTTCCCACCTTCGATCCGTTTGATTTTACGCCAATTAACTTCGATGGTACCTCACTAAATATCATTGATTACCCAACAGTTGTCTACGAACTCCCCGAGTTCAACTCCTGTTTCTAATAATCGATTATAACAAGAGATGAAGGCAGTAACCGTATCGCAGAGAATTCAGGATCAAATTCCTGCATTCATTAAAGAAGACAACCAGCAGTTTGTAAAATTCTTAGAAGAATATTACAAATCTCAAGAGAAAGTTGGGCGTCCGTATGACATTCTAAACAATATTCTGAATTATACAGATATTGGTTCGGATGAGTTCGATCCAAATTTCTTGTCTTCGGAATCTGCGGTGTTGGAGAAGGTGGATCCGACACAAAACAAGATTATTGCCGAGAATGTAAACTATTTCCTTGAGAAGGATGGCAGTCTCAAAATTGACAATGAGGTCATTTACTATGAGTCGGTTACTCACTCACCTGATGTAATCTTCACTCCTGGTGTAAACAAGCAGGAGTTCGATCGCAAAATTCAAGAATTTGAATCGATTTCTTCTGAGTTTAACGGTTCCAAAACTCTGTTTAATCTGAGACTGCTTGGTAGTCCTGTTACTCCACAGTCTGCGGAGCACCTTCTTGTCATCGTTAACAACGAATTTCAGTTCCCAAATAGAGATTACTTCCTTGAGGGAGACAAGATTCGCTTCCAGACCCCTCCACAATCGCCTACAGGCAGTCTGACGGGTGCTGTCAATATCATTAGGTATCTGATTGGTTACACCAACGTTCCAGTCCGTTATTTGGACCCTATTGTTGTTCCTCAGGATATTTCTCAGACTGAGTTCAATTTAACTCTGCAAACACAACTGTACACTCCCCTGTCTACAGTGTCTGCGATTGTTATCGTCAATAGATCTGAAAAGGTCCCATTTGCAGATTACACCGTATTCCAAAACAAGATCATCTTTAAGGAAGCGCCTGTTCCTGGGTCCCAAATTGATGTTCTTTCTGTTGAATTGATTGCTCCCGAATTTGGATCGGGGGCATCGGCAGTTTCTAAAATTGTTGATGGTCAACTTGATGATATTATTGTCAAAAATGGTGGATCCAACTATAGACTGAGCTTTGCGCCCAAAGTCAACATTTCTTCGACTCTTGGACCTGGTGAAAATGCAACTGCAGAAGCACTTGTTAATGGCATCAAAAATGTCACTCTCCTTGCTTCTGGTCAAGGTTATACCTCCGCAAACCCACCTCTGGTCGAAGTAGACGCACCTGCAAGTGCTGAGGGGCAAGCGGCAAGACTTACGGCTACTGTTTCCGATGAAATTGAGGGAGTCATTTCTCTTAATGTCATTTCATCGGGTTCTGGTTATGATCGTATTCCTTCTATCAAATTCATCAATCCTGGTGGAGCAAAAATCAGTAACCCAACAATTACTGATGGTCGAGTAGATCTTGGATCTATCCAAGTTATTGATCCTGGTTTTGGATACACAACAGCACCTAGAGTTTATCTTGATCTTCCGACTGGGGATAATGCCATCGTTGCATCTCTTCAAGCAGTTCTTGATGATACAGGAAGATTGTTGAGAGTTGATGTTTTGGGTCAAGGGCAGGGTTATGAAACTGTACCTAGAGCACGTATTATCGATCCTGTTGGTGCTCAGATTCTCGATGTTAATGTTACTGGTGGCAGAGTCACCAACGTCGAACTTCTGACTGGTGGTAGAGGTTACACGGATGCTCCTTCGGTGTACATCGTTGATAACCG